AAATTTGGTTGACCATTTCTTAAAGTATAGACTGAAAGTCCTGTGGCCGGGTCATTCCATTCAATATATCCTGGATAAGGATCATTTCGAACTGTATAATATTGTTGAACATAATTTTCTGGCGGTGCTTCTAAAATACTATTTGTAGCTGGTCTAGGTGATGTAGCAGTAGCTACTGCAGCAGCGGGATCCTCTGGTACTGAATTGAGTAATGTTTTAATTCCTTGATCAATTGCTCCGGTAGTATTTTTTTGAAGTATAGTAAGAGGTGCAGTTGCTATATTAATTGCTGTATTGACAATACTATTTGGACCATTAATTGCACCAATAACATTATTTAAACCACCAATTACAGAAGCCATAACAAAATCTGCAGTTTTAAACAAACCTTGATTGATAGGATTTATACCACAAGTAATATTATTTAAAGTTCTCATAAGATCTTGTATTGCTTTTACTCCATTAACAGCCCCATTCAATACTTTTGCAATTTTTTCTAAACCAAGTTTTCTAGCAAATTTTAAAATAGCGTTGCGAATGGCAGTGACAGCTGTTCGAACAAGATTTGAAATAATATTTTTGGCTGTATTACCAAGAAATTTAAGTATTGAACTAACTGAAATAAGACTATTATTTAAACATGGAAGTGCTGATGCATTGCCAAGTGGATCAACCGCTCTTTTAAGATCTAAAACATCACGAGTATCATTTCTATTTGCAGAACCGATTGTTCCTGTATCTGGATTAGCCGCAGCCCTTCTAGCTTCTACTGGAACAGAAACGCCATTATCACGATTTTCAGAAAGTTGAGCAGTATCTGGCCCTGTTCTGGTTGGATTTGCAGCTGCTCTTGAATTACGATCAGCTCCTTGAGCAGCGGAAGGAGTACTACCGCCGGTCCTAGGATCAATTGCAGGTGCATTATTAATTATTCGACCTGGTACTGGATCCCCAGCTCTACCTATAGCACCAAAAATAATCGGCATTTGAAGATCATTGCCATCACACCAGAATCCTATAACTCTTGATCCAACTACAAGTCCAACAGGACTGGATCCAACCCTACCAATAGCAGCAGAAGTTACAGGTTGTACTACTGTTGCCCAAGGTAAAGCAGAATCAGGTATATTTGTTCTATCATCATGACGACCATATACTCGAACTTTCACACGTCCAGATTGATAAGTGTCATTTATATCAACAACTTCACCAACCCAATATATCATAGTTTGACCAAGATTTCTCTCAACCATAATTTAACCCTCTCTATAACGACCTTTGAGACATTCTATAATACATGTATATCTAGGTTTTTCTTGAACAAGGCCTATTTTATGATGTATTCTAGAAATAAGAAATTTACCTGATAACATTGGATCTTCTACAGGATTACCTGTAGAAGCAGAATTGTTTGGGAAGGTGCAATTAATAGTGGATCCTGATGTTAATATAAAATCACCAGGAACTCTTATCTTTAATGCATTTTGTAATAATAGCGCTATATATGCTTGTAAACCTGGAGCACCTTCAGGTATATAAGTCTCCGGTCTTTCTGCATTATCAATAGGAATATATACTTGCGGTGGTATTTTTGCAGAATCTAAATATCTGTTTCGAAATGTACTCGAAACATCAGTACCTCTAGCATTAGTACTACCATCTTTAAAAGAATTATCACTTGCATGTATATCACGAATATTATATTCTTGTGTAGTAAAATTAAATATTGTTACTCTTGTTGGTCCACCATAATTAATGCGATCAAGAGCAGATAAAGCAACTGGAGCTTCATATGATAAAATATTTCTATCTTGATCTGGACTTAGTGCATCAGTATTAATAACACTAGATTGTATAAAACTTTTGACGATATTCGTAGCAAATAAATTTTCAATAGTAACAAACTTATAAATTTGTTTATCACCATTTCTGGTTTCAAAAAACACATAAGATGATGATTGATTTTCAACTGATATTGATCTTGATTTTATTAAATTAATAGCTCTAAATGAACTAAGATTAGCAATAAGTAATCTTTGTGGACTTCTTGTTCGTTCTGTAATTATTTGTTTATCAGAACGCATATAAGTTTTTACTATATCTTCAACCATTTCCGAATTAAGAACATTTTCATAACCTTTTTGTATAGTATTATTTTGCGTCATTGCTTCAATGCTTACACATTTCAACACATATGTTTTTGCTCGCTGATTTGGCAATTGTTGGCCTTCACCGCGTTCATAGAGAGCAAACCTGTAATTTACTTTTGCATCACTTGGGCTTATCATATTGAATTCTACTAATTCATCACCAAGTATACGTAAATTACCAACAATATCTTCGGAATCAAGAACAGTTATATCACAAACTATTCCTGGAGTAAAAATACTTTTATAAATTGATGCTGATACAAATGATGTAGTGAGTGTTAAAGAACCTCGTGGAGAAGTTACAACTAATTTTTCTACTCTTACATCACCAATTGAAATATTATTTGTCATTTATCTTAATAACGCCTTCAGTTCACTTGAGATTTGACTCGAATATTTTTTCTGTAAAACTTGAATAGATTTATTTTTTTCATTAATTTCAGATTCATAATCATAATAATATACCGGACTCCAATAATTTAGTTCATTTCCTGGTATATTATTAGTTAAAAGAGTTGCATTAGTATAAAGAGTTTTGACTTGACTTTCTCTTCCCATCACATAATGTGTAGCACCATTTTCTGTAACATTTCCAAATGTGTGATGAATTATAAGTGGTGAAATATTTGTCTGACCATTTGTTGATATATAAGAAACACTTCTTCCACAAACTTGACCACTTCCTATGATTGTATTTCCATTATATATATCAACTACTTCATCTATAATAAATGCTGGCTCTTGAATCGTATATTGCACGATGGCATTTGTTGATAATTTCCAATCAATTTGTTTTCTTCTATAACCAAGTGGTATAGTAGAATAAAGAATATCCGCATAAATTGGTTCATAAAAACGTTTAACTGTTGGATATAAATTATCAAAAATTACATTAGAAATCATATTTTCATTAGCATACCAATTATTTCTGTAATATTTTATTTTTGAAGTAGCATTTTCCAAACTGCCATATTTTTTAATAATGAAATCATCAAAACTAGCTTGATCAATATACCAATCATAATAAGGATCAACAACTTTATTTGTAAGATGAAGAATCCAACCCATATATTCATCCTGATAATAACGATCTGCTATTTCATCAGGTTGTTCACCTTGTTGAATATCATATGGATAGTAAAAAACTGGATTATTATAAGCAGAATTAAGAACTGTTGCTCGTTCGGTAATATTACGGATCGGTGCACCATTATATCTAATAATAGGAAATTTTTCGAAATATTTTTCAGCCATTTGTACAACTTTCTTAAATTATTATAATTTTTGCGATTATATTATTCCCTAGGTGCATTAAGCTGCTGTGAATTTCGTAAAATAACTTGTTGATTTTCGGCAACTATATCATCAAAATTATTTCCTGTATAATCTTTATTGGTGAAGTATTCGATTTCAGTCAATTCCAACGCAATAGTAACTGCTGTTGGTGCATTCGTACCTCTATAAAAAGAAGGTGTTGTTTCTGCATAGCTTACTTTTACAGCTTTAATAACACAAGGTTTAAATCTATACAAATATTGACTCGAAGGGAATAAACTAACTGTAACCATACTAGGAAAAGTAAAAAATAGACCAGGGCTTTGACTCACACCTGGCAGCATATGATATTGAAAAGTTCTAATCATATTACGTATCGTGTTACTTTCAACTTCATTTTTTGGTATTAATTTCCATGTAAATGTGTGTAATTTGAAGTTGGGTTTTTCAAAAAGAACAGTTTGATATGGGTTTAGCGTTACGCCACTATAAGCACGAGCTGCATCAGCAACACCGCCTAAATTATTTTGAAGAGTTGCAAGGCCGCCGGCTGTTATTGATGCAGCAGTAATAGTTTTTAATCTATCAAAAGTACTTTCTTCACGATTAGAATTAGCAGCTGCATCAAGACCTGCACCAACTGCAGGCGTTAACCCCTTTTCTGTACTATAAGTTACACTAGTAACATCTGATAAATTATCTGGAATAGGAAGTCTTATTGTACCTCTAGATCTTAAGAATGGAGAATTATTAATAGATCTTTTTACGTATGCTTGAAAAAGAAACGATACATAAAATGGTGTTGTAGTAGTTAGATCACTAGGAAATTCATGTTGATCCTGAAATTGATTTGCCATATTTCGGCGCGTTGCATATAAATCTGCTGCTTCATCTAAGGCTACGCCAGCACCAATAGCAGCACCAAGATATATAGCACCGGTTATCCCAGTTTGAATAACAGCCATTGTTGGAGAAGCGCTTCGTGTTAGTGGTTCAGACATTATTTTTTCAATCCTAGAATAAATATCATTGTTCTTATTTATATAGATAATACAAAATGGCAAAATATCTACAAGGCTTTTTCAAACCTTTGAACCCTAATAAATATAAAGGTAATCCAACTAATATCGTGTATCGAAGTTCGTGGGAATTGAGACTAATGTCTCACTTTGACGAGCATCAAAATATTGTATGGTGGTCATCAGAAGAACACATTGTTCATTATCGTTCACCAATTGATGGAAAAATTCATAGATATTTTCCTGACTTTATTATAAATACAAAGAATAA